CGGATTGTCGTTTCCCGGCGCCCGGCCTAGCCCCGCGGAAACCGCGGCAATCCCGCGGAAAACCGCATTCCCAAAAAAATCTTTTCAAGCCCTTGACGGGCTATTGCCGAATGGCTATACTACACCCATCGCGAGCAAATGAGACTCGCAGCCGCCAGCAAAGGAACCCAAACGATGACCAACGCAGCCGCCACCGCCGCCACGATTCGCCAATACAACACGGCTCTAGCCGATTGCTACATTCGCCAGCCGTTCCGCCGCGTCGATCTGGCGCAGGCTTTCGCGGCGGGCTTCTCTGTCGATCAGTTTGGCGAACTGCCGGCGGTTTGCTGGGTTGTGATTCGGGCGGCCCTCGCGGATCGCGAGGCGCGGCGGGCAATGGTTGGGCGCTAGCAAAACAGGCGGGGCCACCCGGCCAGCCGAAAGCCGCGAACAGGGTGGCGATTTTTCTTTCGACATAGGAGCCGAAGCAATGGCAACAATCAAAAGGCCGAAAACGTTGTGCGGCCTATACGGCAACCGTGCCAAGGTTGTTTCCATCGATGGCAACCGGCTTACATATCGCTGGCCTTGCGGGCATGAGCGAACCGAAGTGCTAATGCAAGGCCCGCGTGGTCTGCGAAAGCCGGCCAGCGACGAAACCGCGGCATTCTTTGCCAAGTATTGGGCGCAAGGCGTAACCTTCGAATGCCCGCGATGCCGGCGGAAGGCGCTCGCCGCAGCAAAGAAACGAAACACGCCATAGCCCCGCCGGCATCCGCCTGCCGCCGCCTACACTCCGCGGCATGGAAACCATTTCACTAGTGGCCGCCGATGGTCTGGCGGAATCTGACGCAATCGCCATCGTTCGCCGGCTATCAAGGCAGGGCAGCGAATGGCAGATTGAGGTTGCCGGCATCCTCGCGGGCGAGGCTTCCAGCGCTACCCCGGTGGCGCTCTGGCATTCCGATGGCTGCCTAGCCGCGTGGGCGTGTTCGCATTTCTGGCGCGAGCAGCAAACGCTAGAGCAGTTTACCGACACGCGATTTCGTAACCGCGGCATAGCCACGGCGCTTGCCGCGTTCCTGCGCTCGGCTGGCGTGATAGCGCCAGCCTCGCGGCTTGCGGTGTTCTCACCGCATACCGCCCGCATCGCTACGCGGCTCGGGTTTAGCGACGTTTGGCGGTATGAGCGTAGCGGCGGCGAATGGCTGCCGGTAGAGCCATAGACCCCTACGCGCGAAGCCATCGCGGCTAGCGTAGAGGTATGAGCGAAGAACTGCGGCAAGCGATCCAACAAACGGCAACCGGCCCCAAGAGGGTTCGCACGGATGCCGGCGAGGTTGAATCGCAAGATATCTCCAAGCAAATCGAAGCCGACAAGTATCTGAGCGCGAAGGCTGGCGCCTCGACAAACCACCGCGGGCTGCGGTTCTCCACGATCGTCCCTCCGGGGTCTGTCTAGCCAATGGGTTTTTTCGGAAACCTTTTCGGATCAGCGCCGCGAGGCAAGGCCGAAGCGCCGCAGCGTGTTCGCGCGCGATTCGATGCCGCCGAATCAACTGACGATCGCCGGCATTGGGCGAACGCTGATTACCTTTCGATGGATGGCGCGCTAACCTCGACGGTTCGCGCGAAAATCCGAAACCGCGCCCGCTACGAACGAAACTCAAACTCCTATCTCGCCGGCATTTCGGAAACGATCGCCGTTGACCTAGTGGGAACTGGGCCGCGGTTGCAACTCGACACGGGCAACCCGGAAGCCGATCGCGAAATCGAGCGCCGCTTTTTTGATGATATGTGGCGGATCGATTTGCCCGCGAAACTCCGCACGATGCGGCAGGCCAAACTAATCGACGGCGAGGCGTTCGCGCTGTTCTACACAAACCCGCGCCTCGACGGGGTGCAACTAGATATCCGGCTGATTGAGGCGGATATGGTCGCCACTCCTGCCGGGGTTTACCAGACCGCTGTTACCGCGGAAGGTTCGGTAGTTGACGGGATGGAGTTCGACGCGGTTGGCAACGTGGCCGCGTATCTGGTTCTAAAAAACCATCCGGGTTCCAACTGGTATTCCTCCGCGTTTGATTTCACGCGGATCGACGCGGCGCGAATCGTCCATTGGTTCACCGCGCAGCGCCCGCAGCAACACCGCGGCATTTCCGAAGTTGCCCCGGCGCTGCGGCTGTTCGCCAATATGCGGCGCTATACCGAAGCCACGATTGCCGCCGCGGAAATCGCGGCCGATATGGCCGCGTTTATACATAGCAACTCCCCGGCCGCGGAGGTTGACGAGGTTGACGCATTCCAAGCCGTCGAGATTGAGAAGCGCACGCTTACCACTCTGCCCGAAGGTTGGAGCGTTTCGCAGTTGAAGGCGGAACAGCCAACGTCTACATATTCGCAGTTCAAGCGCGAAATCGTTTCGGAAATCGGGAGGGCGCTGAATCTGCCGTACAACATTTCGGCGCTTGATTCCAGTTCCTACAACTACGCTTCCGGCCGCATGGATGCCGGCATCTATCACGCAACGCAGCGCGTGGCGCGCGACGAGATTGAGCGCGTAATGTTGGATCGGCTGTTTTACGAATGGGCAGACGAAGCCGCATTGCTCACCGGCTATATCCCGGCAGGGCTTCCGCCCGTTGCTGAATGGCGGTGGAGTTGGGTTTGGGATGGTCGCGAACACGTTGACCCCGCGAAGGAAGCCAACGCAATCGAAACGCGGCTCCGAACCAACACGACAACGCTTTCCGCGGAATACGCGAAGGCCGGCAAAAACTGGGAAACGGAACTGCGGCAGCGAGCCGCGGAAGTCACGTTAGCGCGCGAACTGGGGTTGCCGGAAGTCATCCAGCAACCTCAGCAACCGCAGCAATCCCCGGAGGATGCCGCGCCGTGATTTATGTCGATTTCGATTTCTACGATGAGGCCGAAACCGACACAGTTCCCACGCTAGGCAAAACACTATGAAAACCAAAATCATTTTCGAACAGCCGGTAGATTTCGTGGCCGCCGCCGCTGACGCGGGCGAGGCCGCGGCGCCGGGGCCGCGGAAGTTTTCGATTCGCGCCTACACGGGCGCCGCCATCCGGCAAGGATGGTCGCGCGAGCCGATCGTTATCGATCTGGCCGGCATGAAACTTCGGCAGAAAATCCCGATTGTCATGGGCCACGATTACGGCCTAGGTTCGATCCTTGGGCAGACCACCAGCGTTCGCGTCGAGGCCGGCGAGTTAATCGTCGACGCCGAAATTCTTGCCAGCAATGACGGCGCTTCGCGCGTTGTGGAACTGGCCGATAGGGGTTTCCAGTGGCAGGCCAGCGTGGGCGCTGACGTTGGCCGGCATGAGCGCATTCCCGCGGATCAAACCGTGATGGTCAACGGCCAGCCATTCAACGGCCCTATTCGAATCGTCAGAGCCTCGACGTTGCGCGAGGTTTCATTTGTGACCCTTGGAGCGGATGACGCAACCACCGTTCAAATCGCGGCGGATGCCGCGGAGGAAACCACTATGGCGCACGACGCCAACGAACAGCCCGCGGAAGCCATCACGGCCGCCGTGGAAGCCCCGGCGACCGTCGCCGTGGAAGCCCCCGCCAGCGCTCCCGCGGTTGTCGCGGAATCGCAGTCGCCGGAACTTCTTGCGACCATCGAAACCCTCAACAAGAAAATCGACAACATGGAAAAGTTGATTGCAACGCGAGATTCTCGCGCGCCCGCCATTCACGTTGCAGAGCCGGCGACCGGCGGCAGGGTGATTGAAGCCGCGCTGTGTATGCAGGGCGGTTTGTCGAAGCCGGAAAAGTTTTTTGACGAGCGCACGGTTGAGGCTGCCGCAAAGCAGCAGCGCAGCGTTTCGCTCGGTGAGGTTTTCGTGGAGGCGGCCCGCGCCAACGGCTACAACGGTTCGTCGCGGATTTCCGCCACGAATCTGCCAATGGTGATTCGCGCCGCGTTCGCCACTCACGCGATTAGCGATATCCTTTCGAACGTCGCGAATAAGTTCCTTCTTTCGGGCTTTAACGCGGTGGAACGCACTTGGGATCAGATTGCCGCTATCCGTAGCGTCAACGACTTCAAGAGCGTGAGCCTCTACCGGCTGAATGGTTCGTTTAAGTTTTCGAAGGTTGGCAACGGCGGGCAGATGCAATCCGCCGACGCTAGCGATTCGAAGCGAAGCGTCAACGCTGATACCTACGGTATCACTTCAAGCCTGACGCGGCAGGATATGGTTAACGACGATTTGAACGCGCTGACCGCGCTGCCGCAGCGGATTGGCCGCGGGGCTGCCCTTAGTCTCGCGGAACAGATTTGGACGGAGTTCCAGAGCAATAACGCTACCTACTATTCAAAGGCTACCGCCGCCGCTGGTAACGCGCTTACTCTGGCTTCGCTCAAAACCGCCGCCACGGCCTATCGGAAACTGACTGACCCCGATGGCAACCCGCTCGGCATTTCGCCTAGCGTGTTGCTGGTTCCGCCAGAGTTGGAACTGACTGCGGCCGAACTTATGGGTTCGTCGCTTCTTATCAGCGGCAACACGACGGCGCAGGGGAACGCGAATGTTCTCGCCGGCCGGTATCGCGTGGTTTCGTCCGCGTATCTGTCGAGTGCTTCAACGTGGTGGCTGTGTTCGGATGCTGCCGATCTGGCCGCTATGGATGTTGTGTTCCTCAACGGTCAGCAGACCCCCACGATTGAACAGGTCGAAGCCTCGCCGGATACGCTCGGCGTGATCCTTCGCGGTTACATGGATTTCGGTTGTGCCAAGGGCGAAAGCCTCGCGGCCTACCGCATGGCGACCGCTTGAC